ATAGATGGTAGATCAGTTGAATCTACCACTATTCCAGCTACAAAAAGCTTTCCTTTAAAAGTTAAGCTTGTAAAGATTGTTGGTCCAGCTATAGCTGAGCTTCTTCCTGAATTACAGAAGCTTATTAAAAATAGTGGATCAAAAGAATTAAAGCTTGATATCGGTATGCTTCTTCAAAACAACCTTAATTTTGAATCGCTACAAAAAGTGATTGAATTATTACTTACAAATCTTGACGAAAATACAATAAAGTTGGTTAGAGAAATTCTTTGTTGTACTTTTGTTGATAAAAGATGTGTGGGTGAAGAAGCTAACTTCGATGCAGTTTTTACAGGTGAAGATGTACTTCTCTTTAAGGTAATTGCCTTTTCTTTGGAGGTGAACTTTAATAAGCTTTTCGGGAAGGGCAGTATTACAAAAGCATAAAAAAGGCTGAAGTACTTACTGCCCAACAAAAGAATATTTTTGACAATGTATCAGAAGATCTTTTAGAAGAATGGCCAATATGGCGTGTAGTTTTGTCGCAAAAGGCTTCTTATAAAGAACTAAGTACGGTTTATAGTTTTGATGATCTAATGAAACTAAATGCAGCTATAGATATAGAATCGGACTTGTTAGCATCAAAGGAGAAGGCAGAATAATGCACCCAGTACTAGTTGGAATAGTTTGTTCAGTAATATCAGTTCTTCTTACTTATACGTTAACCACCCTGGTTGACAGAAAGGTATTTAAAGCTATGTTAGATGAACACATTTTAAATCATGAAAAAGAACACCATAAAAAATCAATTATGGATATGATAGAAAAGCATGAGAATACTTGTGATGCGCGTCAAGATCTTGCTTCTATAAAATTAGGTTTAGCTTTTTTAATTTCAAAACAACCAGATGGTGACCCAAGGAAATTTGGTCTAGTAAAATGACTATACAAGAATTCTTAGTATCAATTGGTTTTGCTGTAGATGAATCTACAATAGCTAAAGTCCAGAGTAAAATGGATAATTTAGGTACACGGCTTAACCATATTGGTAACCAAATGTCTTTATATGTATCAGCACCATTGGCTGGTTTAGCAGCATATGCTATTAAATCAGCAGCTGAAATGGAGCAGATGCACGTTAGTTTTGAAGTTTTCTTGGGTAGCGCTGAAAAAGCAAAAGCCTTAATGGATGATTTAATTCAATTATCTGTTAAGACACCTTTCACAATGCAAGGTTTAACAAAAACCTCTAATATGCTATTAGGTATGAATGTGAGAGGTGAAGATTTAATAGAGACTTTGAAAATGCTTGGTGATGCATCAAGAGGTAACCAAGAAATTTTAAATAGGCTAGCCTATGCTTATGGTCAAGTAAACCAAGCAAGAGTTTTAAAAGGTAGTGAGCTTAGGCAGTTTACAGAAGCTGGAGTAGGCTTAGTATCTGAACTAAGTAGAATCACTGGTATACCTGAAGAAAAATTAGCAACTTCAGTAGGGCGTTATAAAATAACCATAGGTCAAGTAACGCAAGCTTTAAAAAATATGACGTCAGAAGGCGGTAAATATTACCAACTAACAGAAAAACAAGCTGCTACTCTAATGGGTATCTTTTCAAATTTAAAAGATATTCTCTTTTACTTTGGGTCTTCCTTTGGTACTCAGATTGTAAAAGCTCTGGATTTAAACAATGCCTTACGTAAATTAGTAAAGCTACTTGATACTTTACGAAAAAAGTTTGAAGAGCTTGATATTTCCCAAGTAAAACTTATTCTTGGCTTTGCAACATTTCTTGTTGCTATAGGGCCATTAATGAAGTTCCTAAGCTTTTTAGTACGCTCAGGCACATTTATAGTATTTATACTAAGATCTATGGCAGTTGCTTTTACAGCGGCAAATTTACCAGCAACATTGCTTGCTATAAAAATGGCTTTAATACCAGGCTTAGTTGCAGCAGCTTTAGGAGCACTTTACTTATTAATAGATGATTTTATAGTATGGACAAAAGGTGGTGAATCACTTTTAGGTGACTGGTTAGGTTCATTTGAAGATGTTAAGAACAAATTAAAACCCTGGCTTGATGGCATAAAATCTATTTTTGGCTTAGTTGAAATGGATTTTAAAACTTTTATGGAGACTATAAAAACAGTTGCATTAGAAACATTTACAGAAATTGCCGATAATCTTAGACTTTTGTTTGAGCCTATTTTTGGACCACTTTTTAGTATTGTGGAAGGTGTAGCATCATTTGCCGGTAATGTACATGGTACAGTTCAAACTACAACTTTTTGGGATAATCTTTCAAAACTTATGCCTGGCTCAACTACAGGTTCATTACCAACAAGCTTTTTAAATACTTCAAATAAAGAAGTTAAAATAGAGAATAATATCACAGTTCAAATGCCTGCAGGTACAACTAAGCAGCAAGCAGACTATGCTGAAGCAGCGATGAAAAAAGTGGCTAAGGAATATCTTCTTAGTGAAACAAGAAATGTTGTACAATCAAATAAAGGTTCTGATTAATGGCTATTACATTCTTAGAAAGAAAAAGAGAACCTGGCAAAATAGGTGGACTAACGCTTGATCTTACATTAAGCGAATCGCACGATTTTACTAATGAAACTACTGATTATCCTATAGAAGATGGTACTATAATAAGTGATCATATTAAAAGATCACCTTTTACTATATCAGTACAGGGCTTTATTACCGATTCACCTATAGCTTTTGCAGAGAAATTTGATAATACTTTCTTTGGCGATGTAGAAGAAGGTAATATAACAGAGCTTGAAGAAAAAACTGGTAATAGAGTACGAGGTGCGTTTAATGAGTTACTTCTTATGTTAGGCGAAACTGATAGTGCTACAGTAAAAGTAAATCCGGCAAAAGTACAGCTAGTTGACGTGGTAACAACTTTAAAAGTTTATTCGTCTATGCTCCTTACAAGACTCTCAATTAATAGAGATCCTTCAGACGGAGAAGCTTTAAAGTTTAGTGCTACCTTTAAGCCACTTAAAAAGGCATATAAATCTACAGTTACTGTACCACGTATAGGTGGCTGGAATGGTTCGGGTGGTCTAAGTAGTACACCCCTGCAAGACCAAGCTACTTCAGAAAAAGATGCTGGAAATAAAAATCCAAAGAAGCTGAAGTCGATGGCAAAAAGGCTGGTGGATGCAGATCTACCAGGGAAAATATCTGATAAAATAGGGTCTTTATTAGGTGGTGGTCTATGATTGAAATACCTTTTGAACCAGACCCATTATTTGTAGAAACTATTATACTTGATAATATACCTTATAAATTTCGGTTTATGTGGAGTACACAAAATCAATGGACTATGAGTATATTAGATAGAAATGGCTCTGTTCTAATAGCTGGAGTACGTTTAGTTTTAGATATCGATTTACTTGAAGATCATCCGGATTTAGGTCTACCAAAAGGTAAGCTTTATGTGGTAGACTACTCGGATAATGAATCAGAACTAGGTAGATATGATTTTGTAAATAATAGACAATGCAAAATCATATACTTCGAAGAAGGCGAAGTAATATGAGCAATTACTTATTTAACAGAAGTGCAAGTGTTAAGATAGGACCAGAAGGTAGTGAAGGTATACAGCTTTCAGGTTTACGTATTGCATTTGAAGTTAGCAAGTCTTTAATTGCTGAAGAAAATAGAGCCAAGATAATAATATCGAATTTATCAAATGACTCAAAAAGTTTTATTAAAGTAGATAACGTTATAGTACTAAGTGCAGGATATTTAGAGGACACAGGTGAAGAGATAGTTTTTGCTGGGTATATAAAGTCTTTTTATGATACCGTAGAATCCCCTAATATCCATACTATATTAGAATGTAAAGACGGTTCTAAAAAAATGGAGTCATTGAAACTGTCCTTAAGTTACTCAGGTAGTATTACCATAAGACAAATACTTGAAGACCTTTCTAAAAAAGTAAACTCACCGATAAAGATTGATTTTTCAAGAATACTTATGTCTAATATCTCAACTATAAACGGTTTATCATATATAGGTGAATTACGGCATTTATTGGATTATGTTTGTGAATCAGCTGGTTTAGAATGGTCTTTTCAAAACAATAGCTTAAAGATACAAAATAAAAAAGAGACAGATTTTATCCAAGCAGTTCATTTAAGTCCTAATACAGGTTTAATAAGTAGCCCGGAAAGAATGCAAGATATAACAGGAAGTAAAAGTAAAAACGATATAGATGTACCAGGTTGGAAAATAAAAGCTTTATTACAACCAAAAATAGAGCCAGGTAATCCTATATCAATTGAAAGCAGAGATATTAAAAACGGTTCTATTTTTAAAGTACATGAAGTAGAACATAGTGGCGATACGCATGGTGAAGAGTGGCATACTACGATAAAAGTAGAAGACGTATCGACAGATAAAAAAGTAGATAGTTTCGATAATATAAGCACAAGAGACGAGTAATGGACCTTAATACAGCAATAAAAGTAGCATTTAATAATTTAGTATCACATGTGCATACAGCTATGCCTGCCCGTATTGAAAAATATGATGCTAAAAAGCAAAAGGTGGATGTTAAGCCTTTACTCAATAAAAAATATAATGATGGCTCAGTTGTTAATCTTCCGATTATAACCAGTGTCCCATTAATTTTTCCAAGTTCAGGCCAAGCCTCCCTGGTCCTGCCAGTTGAAAAAGGGGACACTGTTTTATTAATATTTGCAGAAAGATCTATAGATGAATGGCTTGCTTCAGGAAGTGAAGTTACACCAAGTCTAAATAGAAAATTTGATATAAGTGATGCTATTGCAATTCCAGGCCTAATGCCTTTTAATAAAAATAATCAGCAGTCAAAGGCAACAAACTTGGAAATAACTTATAAAGATTTTAAGATAACTATAGATACAACCGGTAAAATAGCTATTGGTAAAGGTAATGTGGAATTGCTGAAAGTGCTAAGTGATTTAATACAGGCGTTAATTACATCTACAACAGCTACGCCAGCAGGTCCACAACCCTTGTCTATATCATTAGATGGTACATTAACAAATTTAATAACGAGTTTAGAAAGTATACGGGGTACATTATGAGTGATAAAATAGTTAATATTTTGATAAGTTTTTTTATAGGACTTATAATAGGTTCTTTGATAAATTTCAATCCTAAAAAGGCAACTGTTACTAAAATTGAGACAAAAGTAAAATATGATACCTTAGTGCAGATCAAAAAAGAATTTGTAAAAGTACCTATTGAAAAAATACGTTATTATACCTTAAGAGATACGACTAAAAATGCTAAAAATAGCTGTTTATCATTTCCGATTATAATGGAAGATAGTTCAAAAATTCAAATTGAACAGTGTAGTAAAATCGGATTGCCTAATGATATATCGATTAATGCGGAATATTTAGATAAAAAAGAAAAAACTATTTTTATTGAAAAAGCTGTTTTAAGAACTGATACTGTACATACTATGCCAAAACGGCTTGGTTTTACAATTGGCCCGTCTATAGGAGCAGGTTATTCCTTACAAGGTCCAGTAGTATATGCAGGTATATCGTTAACATATGGGTGGAGGTTTTAATATGGAAAAAACTGGTTACACAGAAGAGTCACCCGGAGTTAAGTCTAGTACAAGACTAGTTTTTATCATTGGGTGTATTTCAGTCTTAATAATAGCTGGTTACATGGTTTATACAAAGTCAGGTAACCCAATTGAAATTGGTACATTTTTAACAATGTCTATTGCAGCATTAGGCGGAACTAAGTACCTGGGTACCAAATAGGGGTTTTAAAATGAGTAAAGTTCAACTAATCCATTATAAAATACAAGAGTTAGTCCCACCCGAGACTTATAACAAGTTAGGGGACAAGGCGATAGAGTTCTTTACGAATGAAATACTTAGAAGTATAGAACATGTTTATGAATATTTTGAGCACCGTTATTATGGCCATAAGATTGTAGTTATAATCAATAACTGGTCTTTTGATGGTAAGTATAAATACAGGGGCTATAGACCGCCAGAATGCAAAGAAGGTGCTCCACATAGCGAGCATAGAAAGGGAAATGCAGTAGATCTTGACGTATATATCGATGGTAAAAGACTCGATCCTGAATCTGTAAGACAATTAATACGTCACCATAGAGATCAATTCCCGTGTATTACAAGAATGGAAGCAAATGTAAATTGGGTCCATATAGATTGTAAAGAGCCAAATGAAAAAGAAATTGATTTATTTGAGGTATAACTATGGCGTTAAGTATAAATAGTCTTAAACAAGCAATAAAAGCAGAGGTGCTAAGTACTCTTGATAGTGCCAATGAAAACGATAACTCCCTGGACCAATTCTCAGAAGCATTGGCCAGAGCGATTGTTAACCATATTGTGAACAATTTAACTATACGTATACCATCAGCAACAGTGATAACTTCTGTTACTGGACAAGCTGTTGGTGTACCTAATGTTACGCCTATTTCATGTACAGTATCCTAAGGGGGATTAAAAATGGCTTTAACACTGAGACAGAGAGCAAACTTGGACAAAGGTATTGCATTAACAGAAGTAGTTACATTCAAAGAGAAGATCATACAACAGATCAGACGTTGTGCACAAGATGTTTTGTCTGGTCAATTATTACCGACCACTACAGGTATTACAGGACATGGTGTAACACAAGGGCAACTGACTGAGTGGGCGTTTAGAGCGCTTAGAGGTAGTATTGACCAACTGATGGTACCAATGGTCTTTGATGATTCTGGTTTACCTGCTGATCCTACTACATTAACAGATGACACCGCTGGTGATAACGTTATTAATGCAGCAGTCAGAAGATCGATATGGCCATATGCAGTTCAAATTGGTAATGGTTCTTTTTAATTAAAAGAGGTGATTTATGGCATTTCCATCAAATTTATATTATATCCCGATTACATCCAAGTCAAGTGGCTGGGTTGAAAGTGATACAAACTGGGCGTATCAGTATGATGCTTCCAGTTTACTTGCTGGAAATGCCACTTTTAAAAGTAAAATTAGTTCTGCTGCAAATATCGCTATTTATAATAGTAATGGCGATAAATGCCCCAGAATGATTGCATTGGATCTAACTAATAATAAATTATTATTGGGTTGGAACTGTGCTAAAAGTAATACTCAAAACAGAGTATTCCGTATTTATGTTGATTCAACTATTAATGAAGTCGATTCTGCGTCAGTGTTTTCATTAGCCAATGCTGCTCATCGTTGGGGGTTTAATAACTTTTCTAATGATTCTACAGCAACTGATAGTGTTGGTTCTGCAACAGGATCAAAAACTGGTTCTTTAACACTTGGTATAACTGGTAAATTTGGTAACAGTGTAAGATGGGATTCGCCATCAACATCTTATTTTAGTTTTGGTAATGTGACAGAGTTTAATAGTGTTTCGTCACTTACAGTAGAATTCATGATGTATTTAACTTCTGTCTCAGGCGTGCAAACGTTTTTTATTAAAAATATATCAACTATAAATACTTTTTACGTACAAATTAATGCTGGCAATTTTAATATCGGTTTAGCCAACGGCGTAGCTTCAGTAGGACAGCTAGCTATATCCGGCAATATACTTATTAATA